ATGGATATACACAATGTTGAAGATGAGCAGGAAATATAAAGAAATCACCCACTTTTGGTTTATGTTTGACAATATTACGAGTCAATCTTGCATTCTGATGACCTGCACCGATAAACATAATACAACCATCGTCATCACGTTCTGGTTTAGTTGATGGTAAAAACTCAGGTACTTTCAGATACATTACTGTAGAAAGTGAACACTCTGTATGAATGTGAATTGGATTATATTCACCTTCCCACTGGCTTACAATCCATGCACTTTTCATTTGTGTCAACCACTGAATATCCTTGACTTTATCAGCATCTGAACTTGTAGCTTGTTGTAATGAACATTGTTTAATATATTCACCAACTACATTCATAAGAAATTCAAAAACAGTACCACCTTGACTGATCTCATATTTTTGCATCATTTCATGTGGGATCAGTGGTTCATCTGCAATCTGACCTGCCAGGTTATCACCCCAATTCTTTCTATCTGGATCTTGAAGCACTTGATCCGTAATATCTAACATTGCATCAATGATCTCATCTGGTAGTTTGATTCTCATCAAAACATCAGACCAAGGCTGGATCATCTCCATGTCAATACTATATGTGTTTCCTTTTTGTTGTGCCTTTCTTTCGGCCCGTTGTTGTTGTCTTCTTTGTGCTCTATTCATAATCAAACTCCGTGAAATCTCGCTTTTTAAATTTTCCATTTGTCGCTATGTCAAATGCAGGTGTATCATCTTCTTGCCCATTATCCACCAATTCATCCTGAGCAGATTGGTCTACATCATAAAGTTTCATTTTTGCTCTGTCAATGCCAATCACAAATTTCTTATTGACAGTTGGATCATTATATCTATTCTTCAACTGTTTGACCATCACTTGTCCAAGTGCTTCCATCTGTTCAGTAGATATAATTGCAAACATAAGATCCGCCGTAGCAGGAAGTCCGAAAGACTCACTAGTATCTTCCAGACCAACATCAGTATTGGAATATCCAGATCGTGTCGTTTGAGTTGCCGATACGATAGGGATTTTATTTTCCACAGCCAATCCACGCAACTCTTCAGCAATGGATTTTATATATGTGTAAGAGTTGACATTTGCTCCTTGTCGTATTCTTGATGATGTACAAATATTCAAATAATCAACAAAAATAATATCTGGAACAAATGATCGTTTCAGATTCAACTCATTTAATAATGCTCTGAAATGATTTACATTGGCAGAGGCTGTGGGATATTCTTTGACTATCAGTTTACCTTTTGTAGTCTTACTCAAATTATTTATTTTTCTATCATAAATGTCTTTTGGTAATTGGTGTAAATCATCAACTGAAATATCCAAGAGGTTAGCATCAATTCTCTCTGCAATCTTTTCCTCGGCCATTTCCAAAGTGATATACAATACATTCTGATTTTGTGCAAGACAGGATGCTGCCACATGACACATAAACAAAGACTTACCTACACCAGTTCCAGCAAGACAGATATTCAGAGTCTTTTGGGGAAGACCGCCGTTCGTAATCTTGTTAAAGTATTCAAGATCAAATGGTATCCTTTCTTCAACTCTGTGATAAAAATCGTACCGATCATCTGCATCGTCAATGTAATCGTGACCCACATGAGGATCAAAACTAACACTAAGGGCATCACTAAGGATTTCAGGAATAACACCTTTATCCTTTTTGCCATTTGGATTATCCAAGATACCGATTGACTCAACGACCGCATTATATACCGCTTTGTCCTGACAAAACTTTTCGGTAGTGTCAAGTAACCATCCAAGTTCTGTATACTCATCTGACTCTTTACTAATCTCATTTAAGAGATTTATAGATGTTTTGTAATCTTCATCATTTATTTTATCATCGGAGAGTTCAATTGCAAGAGCCTCTTTGCTGGGTAGTGAACTATAATTTGAAACGAATTCATTGATATGATTGTATATAATTTTTTCATTATTGTCTGTAAAATAATCTTCTTCCAAGAACGGCAAGACTTTCCTTGTGTAGTCTTCATTCTGTAACAGATTCTTCAATATTGTCGTTTCTATTTTCATTAAGTACTGACTCCATTAAAAGTTCTAAAATTGACTCTCCAAGTTTTTCTTCAAAGATTTGACCCTGCTCATCGGTCAAATGATTTTCACCAATAGTGCTTGGTGCCATAAGAATATCATATTCAAAATCACAATTTATTGAACCATCTTCATTCAACTTTTTGTGTAATTGAAAATTCTTGTATCTAACTATAACATGGTGAAATGGCCCCTCAAGGATTTGGATACACGGGGCTTTGTCTTCAGGGTCATCTGGATTAGGAACAAGACTGAACCAATTATCCTTCAACTTCCTCTGTTGCTGGTTCTTCGGTGCTAGATTCGGCATCATCTCCCTTTCCATAAGAAAATTCTTTGTCAGCAACTTCATCAATTCTATTGAGAAGTTCTTCTGTAAAATACTTTTCAGGATCATTCAAAATCTGTTTCCCAAATAATTTTGTGCCGTCAGGTAATTCATAACGAGTTGATACCTTCTTAATTATATCATACTTTTCAGCCAGTTCAAGTAATCCATAATAACGACTCAACCCCTCATCATAAGTCAAAAGCACATCAACCATCTTGTTCTCTTTGGTCAATCTGGATTTGAAGTTTTTACAATGAATGATATTTCCAACAACGTCTGTTCCTACCTTCTCTTTTCTTTTTGATAGGAATACAATGTTAGAAGCAGCATACTGTAAACCAGAACCACCACCCATCACATCTTGTGGAAACATAGTTCCAACCTGTTTGTAGGTGTGATTGGTGACCAACAACGGAATACCTGCTTTGGCCAGTTTGAGTGTTAAAACTCTGAATGCACCTTTGACAATTCTTGCCTTGGTCATGTCAACTTTGTCTGCACCCTCAGTTGTGTCTCCCACCTCTTTTGCAGTTGATAACATACCAAGACTATCCAGACAAAGTAATAATGGTTTACCCTCACCTTTCTCAAGATGTTTGTCTACTACTTTTGCTGCCTGTGATGCAAACTCTTGAATAGTTGCAACTGGTATCTGAGCAAATCTTGACTTATCAATATTCTTTTCCTCAATCATTTCAGGAGTTAATGCTGACTCAGACTCAAAATAGAGAATACCCCCGCTAGGATTATCTGCAAGAAACTGTTTGCACAACCCAAGTAAGAAAAATGTCTTTCCAGTAGCACTCTCTCCCGCAAAGGCTGTAATCTTGTTAATCGGTAGACCTTTGTGTATGCTACCAGACAATAAAGCATTGAGAATATAAGAACCTGTGTCAATGTATCCATCTACGTTCCCCAACATTCCATCTGCAACTTTAGAAGCATATTCGTTTCCTGTTGCAGAAATTAGTTCATCTAAAAAATCACTCATCTGTATCATTCCTTTTTTGAATTTCAGCCATAACTATTAATGCATTTTGGTTTGCTTGTGTTCTATCAGAATAATCTTCAAGCCTGTCTCTTTCTTTTATCAATTCTTTATACAACTCTCTCAAGTCTTCTGTGAGCCAACCACCATAATCTATTTGCATAATACTCCTATTATATCATGTAAATGATGTTTGTCAAGAAAAGAAATCCATGATTGTAGCCTTCTTTTCACACTCCCAACCGATTGTGTCAAGAATACCCTTCATAGGATCTAAAAATGATTTTTGGAATTGTTTATCATAATCTATGTAGTCATCAAGGTTAAACTCTTTTGGTAGAGTTCCCAACATGGCAATGGCAGAATCACCAGTTGGATTTGGTTCAACAAGATATGTATATTTAATCTTTTCACCTTCTTGAATCTTTGGATATTTCTTTGTCAGTTTGTTTTTCTTCAACATCTCATTGTATATCAGAGAACCCTTAACATGCAACGGAGTTGATTTACGATAGATAGTTGCAGAGTCTCTGTATTTTGCCAGACCTTTGACTGATCTTGGAAATGAAACTTCTTCTGCAGTGAGTCCTTTGAATTCATTCTTAAACCCTTCAATGAATTCAATGATGTCTGCTTCAGTTCCGTTCATGATAATACGGAAACCCTTCTTCAAGGCCTTCCTACATGGTTCTGGTGTAGAAGATTTGACTGCTTCAATACCCATAATCTTCAAGTCTGGTTTTTCATACTCCACACCCTCAGAATTGTGCACATTCAGAATGTAGTGTTTCTTACCTGTCCAGATGCCGACATCAGCAAGAACCTCACGTTTCATTACCATCTTCTGTTCAAATGCATTGATATACTCTGCAAGTTCACCATAACACTTATCAATCACATCTTGAATCTTACCATCACAAACCTTGTCCATGAAGTTTATGATTTTCTTTGTATCTGTAAGTCCGACTTTCTCAACAAGACTATCCAACGTAACATACAGAGAATCAGTATCAGATGCCAAAACATAGTCTTTCTCTTTGGTTTCAAGTAACTCATTTAGATACTCATTCACTGCCCTCTCGGCCCATCTGATAGAAAGTTGACCTGCAACAGAAACGGCCTCTGCATTCCTCACATCAAAGTAACGAAACCATTGATTGCCGAGTGCACCATAAGCAGAGTTTAGAGCAATTTTCAGATTCAACTGAAGATTAAAGTATTGAGAAAGTTTGTTTGGATCGGCATTAGATCCTTTCTTCTTTTCCTCAATCATCAACTTCTTGTATTTGACTCTATCATTATACATTCTCTCCATAAGTGCAGGAAGAAAACCCTGTTTCTTACGAGTATACATGGCACCATTTGGTGTCATTGTTAGATTCTTATCCACTAAAAACTTTGTATCTATTTCTTGATCCAGTAAGGAATCAACCATCTTACTTCTT